ACGGAGACTATATGCAGCCGCAGGAGCAGCTATCGAATTGATAGTCTCTCCTACTTGGTTCAGCCGTCGTTGCTGACCTATGGCTGAGTCAAGGCTAATATGCATATTAGACCTTGTGTAAAGCTACAAAACCTGAAGTTATTGTAACAGATGAGAATTGTCCGTATATTATAGTACCAGCACCAAAAGTTTGACCACTCATATCTGTATTTGTAGTCTGGTCAACATTACTAGATACTACAGAACCAATGGTAGTATCCTTTAATAATTGAATTGCTCCAAAGCTACCAGTAGTAGTATCACCATTAGTTGCTAGGACTGAACCTACGGAGCTAAACTCCAATGCGTTATTTCTTGATTTTGCCATAATTATTTATTGTATCACGTGAGTATAGTTATTATCGGGACTGCCGATTGACGTAAGTGGAGAACCGCTTATTTACGGTGTTGTTATTAGATATTATATCAACCTTTTCAAGCTCCAGAGCCATTGCTAGGTTTGCTCGTTCTTCTTCTGCAAATGCCTTGTCGGTCTGACCATCCATACGTAGGAAGTCAGCGTAGGTTGCGTGAGCTAGATATGGAAAGAACTCATTTGGTACTTCTACTGTGCTATCCGAATATCCAGAGGTAACATCAAACGGAGTAAACTCCTTCTTATAGGAAACAAATGCTGCATTATCTGTAGTAGAAACAATGTTTAGTATATTAGCTCCTGTTACATCAAGAAAAAACTCATACTCAGTTGCTGATTGATTTAGGAATGGTTGCTTCCTGAAAACACGATTAAATGAACCAATGGTTGTCTTACCAGTTTGCGCAAAGGGTACAAGGTTTTTTCCTTCTACTAGCAAAGAGTCAGTAGAACTATCACGACCAGTAAAGGTTTCTACTTCTGTAATATTGTCTTTTTTATTAGTATCTGCTTCTGTAAACTGAGGTGTGCCAGCTGTTACTCGGTATGCACCATCTGATTGAACGGCAGCTGAAGCTCCTGTTTCTACTACCCAAGCATCGCTTGAGTTCTTGTATATAATAGTATCAGTTGCACTAACTGTTCCATCGGTTGCCGTTATGCCAGCACCTTGGTAAACATTGGTACCCACTTTACCTACGTTACCATCATTAGAACCCAGTAGCTTGTAGTTTTGATTTACGTTAACGCTTGTGCTTGCTGTGGCTCCAGATAGTGTAAGAGCCAAGATGTCACGCTTCTCCGAAGGGACAAAGTAACGAGGCCATATAGGACTCTCGTTGAATATCTGTAGAAACCTCCTGTTTATAAGGTTTGCTATATCATCTAACTCAGATGTAGAAAAAGAACCAACCCCAGCTAAGGACCTAATTAATTTAAATAACTCACCGTAGGTTCTAGTCTGCATTATATTTTATTAGGGCTTAGTTCAGGAAACTTCTTGTTGTAGTACTTTAAAAATTCTTTTGAATGCACAGTCTCGTGACCGTACTTCTTTGTGAGTCTAAAAAACTCTCTTGCAGGTATTGTAGCAACAGGCTTACCCAGAGTAGGGTGGGTCTTCCCCTTGAGTTCCTGTGCTTCCTTTTTGGCTTGTTGTACTCTTTTATGTTCAGTCTCTCTCTCTAGCTTAAAGCCAGTTTTGATTTCCTTCATAAAAGCACGATCAATCTCACCATCGGAGTACCGCTTAAAATTAGGTATAATTATATCCATATTAAAAAGGCGGGGGGCTTGCGCCCCCCAACCAGTATTTAATTAGAGACGAGCTATTTCGAAGAAAACGGTGACGCTTCCTGCGTTAAGTTCGTTTAATGAGTAAGCACCTCCAGCACCAGGAGTAAAGAGCAATTTAAACTCTTTTCCGGCTGCTGTGTATAGTTTACCATTTACTGTGTTGGCATCTCCACCTGCGGTGAAGTAAGAACCATCATTGTAAGCATAAGTAACTTCAGTTCCATCAAGGTGGAGCTGTGATGCACCTATGTAACCAGCTGCTGTGTCATCATCACCAACTGTTAGTGTAAGACTAATTCCGCTTCCGCTGTCGTCAAAAGCTTCATTGAGCTTGTAAGCAACCTTTTGTACTACTGCACCCTGAGGGATGTCGTAGTCAATTGTGTGGGTTGCATCATCGGCTTTTGTTCCGATAACAGCGGCGGCAAAATCGCCTGACTTGATTGTTATTGAATCGGTAAATGTAGAATTACCGGCTTCGTTTACTGTTAATTGTGGCATAGTATTATATCTCCTTAGTTAATTAGTGAATGATCTTACCGTGAGCACCTGGGTGGTACACGCCAAGGGTTAATGCACAGTCAACGAAACCACGTTCACCACCACCAAGATTAGGAAGACGAGTGCTTCCCATTGGGATAAGTTCGTGAATACCATAATATTCTGGATTAACAAGGTAGCCAGAATTTTTATTAGTAGTATCAGGTGAGCAATCAGGATTCATGTTCACGATTGAAACAACACCATGATCTGACTCATAGAGATCAACAGATAGCTTGATGGAACCACTGTTGCCATCATAGTTTACTGTACGAACATTATCTGTAGCAGAAGCAGTTGTACGAGCAAAGTCAGCTATAATGCTGCGCAGAGAAGTGTCAGCAATCAAACTAAGGCTGCTTGTAGAGCCTGTTACACGGAAGATTGAACTAATTAATGTATTAAGTTCAGTCTCAGTGAAGTTAGCAGCATCAACCTCTACAGAGTCATCTGGAGTTGCGAATGCAGCAGGAACATCAGAGGCAACAGCGATATCGCCAGCTTTTCCACTAGCTAGCCATTTACCAAGTCCACGAAGTGCGTTAGCTGTGCCAGCACCGTTTTCTACGGCAGAATCTTGAGTTCCAGAGATAGTTGCTTCAACGTCGCGTTTTAGTTCACGGATAGCTTTAGCTTCAGCTTGAGCAATCTTAGCCGGACCAACGGAATCGACAGCTTCTTGCATGTCGGATACCATGTAGTCACGGCGGAATTTTTGAACGCGGTTACCAAGCTTTGCACGGCCAGCGAACTGGTCAGTGAAAGCTGTGACATCAGCACCTTCGGATATACCAGCAGTGCTAGGAGCTGCAAGACTATCGACAGTCCACTCAACGAATGTTGAGGAGGCTTTCTTCTTGTCAGCAGACGAAAGGATTGGAGTTTCTTCGGGAGCGAGGATGGTCAAAACATCAGTCAGGTCCTCACGATTAGAAACAGCCGATCCAGTATTTGTAGTATCAAATGTATTTGTAAATGACATTGTATATTAATTTATCGGTTTTGTAGTTGTAGGGTTCTGAGAGTTACAAAATCACTCTTGCTGCCTGTTTTACTGAATTGGTTTTTATATTCGTTTACTTTCTTGACCTTGGAACTTACCTTCCGTTCTGATTGAGCACCTGCACCAGTTGGTTGCTTAGGTGGATTTAATCTAGCAGATTGTTTAGTTTCTACAACTGGCTTACGACCATAGATACTGTTAGCAGCATGAGCAATAATATATGGCAACTGTGCAGATATATCTGGTTCTAAGGAACTTTCTAGTTCTGCAAATCGCGGATCATTTATCATAGCCTCGTATTGCTTACGTGTATCATTATCCTCACCCTTCATCCAGGACAATTCCTCTTGTGCCTTTTGTTCAAAAGCACCTTTGAGTTGCTGTCCATGTTGCTTGGATTGGATTGTCTTTAGCTGTGCAGGAAGGAACTTATCACGACTCTTACGCGCATTGAGCAAGCTCTTGCGTATATCAGCCTTGGTTAATTCCTTACCTTCAACTTCAGTTACTACATCTTCGGGACCATAGCCATCTGCGTTGAACAATACATCTTCAGCCCATTCAACAATACCATTTACTTCGTCAGCTTTTTCTTGAATGCCTTCTAAGGTATCAATGTTACCATAGGGGTTATTCTTTACTTTCTGAGTTCCTTTAAGTGGATCATTAGACTCGGCGTTTATGCTTGCTCGTAACTTTTGTAATTCCTCTTCAGCAGCCTTACGTTGTGCGGTTAGTTTCCCAAACCGTTCAACAGCCTTGCTTCCAAGTCTCTTACCAAGATCGCGTAGGTCATCCTCCGACATTTCATCGAGGTCAATCTGTGAAAGAACGTCTTCAGAAGATTCTTCAGACTCTGCTTCAGTCTCAGAACTCTCGTCTGATTCCTCTTCAACTTCCTCTGTTTCTTCTAATTCATCTGATGCAACTTCTGCTTCTTCCTCAACTTCTTCGGTTTCTTCCACCTCTTCTGCTGACTGGGTTGCTTGGCTTGCACCTAAGCGGCGAGCGGCAAGCTCGGTCACTGATATGTTTGTTGCCACCGGTGTTTCTAACGACTCGGCGATGTCGCTTGAGTGATCTTCTGTCATAATTTTGTCCATCCTTATACGCTGGATGATTGCGATAGATTCATTGTAACACCCTATGCAAGTTGCTGGCTATGACGCTCACGTAGTGCGTCCCAGTTTACCATTTTTAGGATGTCATCATAGGCTAGGATACGGCCACTAAGTTGCTGTATTCCTTCCGTCGAAGAGTTTGCCATATCAGCAATAACTTCTTCACGTGCCATTTCAATAGAATAAATAAAACGAGCAAAAGCCTCGTAGTTAGCAAGGGTCTTAATATCTTCTTCCATAAATTATCTAGATGCAGAACGCATTACGTTGACCATTCTAGGTCCACGAGACTTAACTTGTTTGTACCAGTTACTATCAACCATTTCGTTGGCAGCTGTTTGGTAATCATTGTTCATCAAACCAGCCTTCATCTTTTTAAATTTGTTAAGCCTAGTTAAGCCTAGATTAAATGCCATGTCAACTATTGCCATTCTAGCTGCTTCAGGACGCTTTGCTAGATCAGGGTCAAACTTCTGTGCATCAGCAAATGCTTGCCTCAAGCTGTGATTATAAAGAGTCTTTGTTTCTTTATCAGAAAGCTCCCGTCCTTGGAACCCA